TTATATTGACCAAGCACAATCATTGAACTTAATGATTTCACCCGATATGCCTACTAAGGATGTTAACAAACTTTTGGTTGAGGCGTGGGAACTTGGAGTAAAAACTTTGTATTACCAACATTCTATGAACTCTGCTCAAGCATTTGCTAGAAAGAAATTGAATGTAAATGACCTTCATTGTGTTGCTTGTGAAGCATAAATGAAGTCGAAACACAATAAATAAAAAGCCTAACATGAAAGTGTTGGGCTTTTTTTGTTTCTTATAAAAAAAAGCAAGGTATATTTATCTGATATGGCAGATGGAGTAACATATGGTTTAGCGTTTCCTTTTGAAAATTCAAACAAAGGAGATTATTTGTTGCTAACAGAAACGCAGTTTACTCAAATTCGAAGTGACCTAATTCACTTGCTTTTGACAAAAAAAGGTTCGAGATATTATCTACCTACTTTTGGTACTAGATTATATGAGTTTTTATTTGAACCTTTTGATGGACTTACTTTCGATGCGATAGAAGCAGACATTAGAGATTCTGTTCAACAATTTATGCCAAACTTATTAATTAACAACATAACAATAGAACCAGCAGACCCGGCGGATGAAGTTCCTTTAGCTAGAGGTGAAAGTATCCCTGGACAAGCGAGGGACAATGTTTTCAGAGTTCCGGGAAAAGGTACATCGGAGTACACGGCAAAAGTGCGAATTGATTATGCTGTGGATAATAACACTTTTGCTCAAAGTGATTTTATCATATTGAATATTTAAGAATATATGGCAAACAACAGAATTTCCTATACTGCAAGGGATTATGATAGTATAAGAATAGAATTACAAAATTACGTAAGAACTTACTATCCTGAACTTATTCAGGATTTTAATGATGCTTCAGTATTTTCAGTATTCTTGGATTTAAATGCTGCCATAGCAGATAACTTGCATTATAACATTGACAGAAGTATTCAGGAAACTGTTTTGCAGTATGCTCAACAACGTTCTTCAATTTATAACATAGCCAGAACCTATGGATTAAAAATCCCAGGTCAAAGACCCTCAGTTGCTTTGGTTGATTTTTCAATTACTGTCCCAGCATTTGGGGACAAAGAAGATGAAAGATACCTGGGTATTCTAACTCGTGGTTCGCAAGTATTCGGAGCGGGAATAGCTTTTGAGAATCAGAATGATGTTGATTTTGCGTCACCGTACAATAGCTCTGGTTTCCCAAACAGAACAAAAATTCCTAACTTTGATGCGAATGGTAATTTGATAAATTATACAATTACTAAAAGAGAATTAGTTGTTAATGGAATTACCAAAGTATTCAAAAGAGTTATTAATCCTGCAGATGTTAGACCTTTCTATGAACTTTTCTTACCTGAGAAAAACGTTTTGGGTATCACAAGTGTACTTCTCAAAACAGGAACAAACTATACAAATGTACCAACAGCATCTGAATTTTTGGGTTTAGAAAATAGATGGTTAGAAGTTAGTGCACTTGCTGAAGATAGAGTTTTTATTGAAGACCCAACAAAAGTTTCAGACCAACCAGGAATCAAAGTTGGAAGATATGTTCAAACAAACAGTAGATTTATAACTGAATTCACCCCTGAAGGTTTTTTGAAAATGACTTTTGGTGGAGGCACAACCTCAGCACAAGACCAGTTAAATGCTTTTACAAATCTTGGAACACCAATTAACCTTCAATCGATTAGTAATAATTTTTCTCTTGGTTCAACATTAGTGCCTAACTCAACTCTTTTTGTTCAGTATAGAATTGGTGGTGGTTTAGCTACCAACATTGGTACGAACGTAATCAACCAAATTGGAACAGTTTCGTTTTTTGTAAACGGACCTTCTCAAACAATCAATTCATCAGTAATCAATTCTTTAAGATGTAATAATCCAACAGCAGCTATTGGAGGTTCAAATGTCCCCACAACAGAAGAGGTTAGAAACTATGTAAGTTTTAACTTTTCTGCTCAGCAAAGAGCTGTTACTGTTAATGACTACGAGTCTCTTTTGAGAAATATGCCAAGTCAATTTGGTGCGCCAGCTAAGGTATCAATCACTGAGAACAACAACAAGATTTTGATTAACTTGTTGTCATATGATACTTCTGGTAAGTTGACAAACATTGTTTCAAATACTTTGAAACAAAATGTTGCAAACTATTTGTCAAATTACAGAATGATTAACGATTACATACAAATTACCACTGCAAATGTAATTGACCTCGGGGTTGAAGTTTCTGTTGTTTTGGACGCTACTCAAAACTCAGGTCAGGTTGTTTCGGAAATTGTTAACAGAATATCAGAATATTTTAACCCACTTGGAAGAGAATTGGGTCAGAATGTTTACCTTTCTCAGTTGAGAAGTATTGTGCAAAACCAGACTGGGGTTATCACGGTGTCGGACATTGTAATTAGTAATAAAGTTGGTGGTCAATATTCAGGAGCAGAAACTTCAATGCCTTACTCTGACCCAGAATTAAAAATTATTCGTCCCGTTGACGACACAATTTTTGCTGAGCCAGACCAAGTTTACCAAGTTAGATATCCTCAGAAAGATATTGTTGTTAGAGTAAAGAATTTACAGAACGTATCTTTCTCCTAACATCTTTATTTAATTTTACTTCCAGGTATATTTTGATTAGGAAAAAGTGTTTTTGAAAAAAAACACCATAAATATTTATCATTAAAACCATAGATGGGACAATCGCTGAGAATAAACACTAATGTTGGTATTGATAAGAATATCTCGTTTCAACTGGACCAAGATTTTGAGTTTCTCGAGATTTTATCGCTTCAGATTTTTCAGAATGATGTTTACCCCAGAGATTGCTCCGATTATGGAGTGGTTGTTGGAAGGGTTGTTGCAAATGGAGGATTAGGAATACCTAATACAAAAGTTTCTGTTTTTGTTCCCATCTCTGATGCGGACGCGCTAAATGACAGAATAGTTCAATTATATCCTTACACTCAACCCAACGACAAAAATGATGATGGATACAGATTCAATCTTCTTCCATACCTTCAATCATATTCAACCCACGCAGCCACAGGGACTTTTCCTTCCAGGGAAGATGTTCTCAAAGACCCTGTTGTAGTTGACATCTATGACAAGTACTACAAGTTTACGGTAAAGACCAATGAGAGTGGTGACTTCATGATTCTTGGAGTTCCAGTTGGTCAGCAGACAATAGTAATGGACTTGGACCTGAGTGATATTGGTGAATTTTCACTCACACCACAAGACTTAATAAGAATAGGTTTAGCAACAGAATCCCAAGTAGCTGGAGATAGATTTAGAACTTCAACTGATTTGGATTCTTTACCACAAATTATTCATATTGAGAAAGTATTTGAAGTTGCTCCATTTTGGGGAGAACCAACAGTTTGCCAATCATCAATTAGTAGAATTGATTTTGATTTGAGAGATGAGGCTAATGTTGATATACAACCGACATCGGTGTTCATGGGTTCAATATATTCAACCGGTGATGAATTCAAAATTGCCGCACCCCTTGGTTTTGGTGATGCATCCCCCTCTTTATTAACTGCCGGATGTAAGCCCAAGGATAACATGGGTAATCTTTGTGATTTGACCACAGGTCCAGGTCAGTTGTTGGCTGTTAGGCAGACGATTGTTCAGGATGACCAGGGCAGACCAATTCTTGAGGAGTATCGATTAGAAAACTCAGGTAACGTTATTGATGATAACGGAACATGGTTAGTAGAGGTTCCCATGAATATGGATTATGTAACCACCAATGAGGAGGGGCAAAGAATTTTCTCCAGGGACCCAAGAGTTGGAATACCAACAAAGGGTAAGTACAGGTTTAAAGTAAAATGGCAACAAGCCCCCACTGATACTGAACCGGTGAAGAGGGGTTATTATTTGTTGCCTAACATCAGAGAGTGGGGTTGGAGAACTCCAGTTATTGACCCTAACTATGACAACTCGTTGAATACAAGTAGGGAGCTTGCCAGTTCATATTATTTTGGTTTGGACTGGACGGGTTACACAGATGCTGAGTCTGCTACGGTATCCAATCAAAAGTTGCAGGCAGCAATCAATTGTGAGGACACGTTCTATGAATTAGAGTACAATAAGGTCTACACCCCTGCCGGTCTCATTGACCAGTATAAGAGGGGAATTAACAGAGGAAGGTTTATTGGTATTAAGGAAATCGGCGATAGCGATTGTGAAACAACGGTAAATAAGTTCCCCGTTAACGATGGGGTTAAAAACTTTAGCACGCAATTTTTCTTGTTTGCAATATTGATGCAATTCATTCAATTAATATTTCCTATAATTTTGATTGTTTATCATGTCTTAGGATTTGTCATTAACACATTCATTGTACCTCTTATTCAATTTGTTGTAAGATTCCAAAATATTGTTGCGTATGCTCTCATTGTTATCGGTGGGGCTCTAGCTATTTTTGGTGGTGCTGGTATTCCTTTGATTATTGCAGGTACTGCTCTTTTACTTGGGGGACAAACACTGAGTAATTTGCTACAGAGGTTCGTTCAGTTTGTGAGGTTTGGTCCTTTGAGACTCCCTATGATAACTTATCCGGAGTGTCAAAACTGCGAGTGCCAGACTCCAAGTTTAGATGGGGCTGGGGACTCAACACCATCTTCGTTATTAAGCCCTCTAACTCAGAGTGGTTTGTACTTTGAAGCATTTGAGGATTATCCTGGTCTTCCTCCTGAAAAGAATGATGATGATGGTGGAATTAGTGATGCAAACGTTTCCGTGTTGTCTTTAATCTTTTCTGAAGCAATAGGTACTAGGACTGCGGATGTAAAAAAACTCGCTCAATATAATTCAACAGAATCTCAAGTGTCAAGATTGCCTGATACTTTAAATGATTTTGGAACGCCAAAGAAAGTTTTTGCAATTTCTAGTGATATCCCAATGGCTCAAAGAATCAACGTATTCAATACTAGAAAGAAATACTTTGATGGGGTGAATAAAATAAGTGTGAGTTTTGACAATCCTAATAATGCTACAATCCAACACTTTGACAATACTTTAACAATTTTGACCCAGTCACCTTTAGCTGCTGGTACATTGTTAACAATGGTTGGAATAGATAAGACAGAAGACAAAAACTTTCTATACACTGGTAACACAGGATTTTTAGGTATAAGCGGAACAACCCTTCTACCTAATGGTGGACCTTTGTCTGTAACTTATGCTACAAGTCAGACAGCCAATGCAACACAAAACTACTTCCTTAATACCGGTTCTACCATAGACAATTACAAGTTCCCTGCTGACTTGGAATACTACCAGGTTCTTACGGCAATTACTGTAAGTGATGCGTTTGCTATTAGTAATGGTGGCTTTATGGGGATTTTGGATTCTTCAACATCAATTAACTGGTCACGCAGAGATTTTGGTAACTGGGTATCTCAAACCGCTTTGAACGTTAAAACTCGAGATTTCTTTAGTGGTTTTGAAGACCAATATATCTTGATACTTCAAAGAGGGGTCGACCCATACTCTCCATTGTATGTAAACCGATATGGTATTGGAAATCTATTTGGTTTAGGAAGTGAAAATGCATTAACATTTACGGCTCAAACTAGATTGAATATACCAATTCAATCTTTACCATCAGGGGGTATTTCAGTTCAAAATCACAATTCACAAAGCAATATTTTCTACCCATCATATTTCTTTGAAGCTGATAACAATTTTTCGGCTTTCACAACAAGTAATGTTGGGTATTATAGTGCTATCGATGGAAATAGAAACTATGCAATTTATAATAACCCATCTGTTGGTCCTCTTAATACACCATTAATTACAACCGGCCAAATGGGTTGGGTTTCAAACTATTTAAACACCCCAACGAATTCATCGGTTGAAATTGTTGTTAGTAAAGATTCAAATAATTCTTTTAGCGCAACGCCGAACCCAGCAAAATATGATGCTACTGAAGATTTATCCGGTGCAGATTTTTATTGGACATTATTAGATGTCGATAGCAACCTTAATCCGCCAGACAATCCAAATAATTGCAGTAGTGTTTATTATAGTTTTTCTCTTCTTCCAACGGTTGATGCGCCAAACACAAAACTTAATATTTCTAACAAGACTCGTAATGTAATGAGAACGGACAGACTTCCGTCTTCCGATTTCCTGGATGGGTATGCATGGGATTCGGTTGTTCCGGTTTTGCAGATGAACCGTGGTTTTACTATGTACCTTTTAGATACTGGCGGACAGAGCATTGTAACATCTACTTATGGTTCTGGTGCAAGTATTGTAGGTAATGACATTGAAGATTTACCAAACGCACTAAATGTTACAGAAACGTTCTCATGTGAAAACATGGTCAGTTTGGATTGTTATTCAAACGTTGATAACACCTTGGTGGTAGATACTAACTGTGCTGAAGAAGACAGAATTGAACGGGGTTGTTTTGTTTTTGCTAAAAGATTACTTATTGGATTGCCAAGGGATTTAAGTGCTTTCACTGAATGGGGTTTACGATATAGATTTTTTTATGCTTTGTGTCAGGGTGTGGTTTCCCAAACATTTACAAATAACTGGGTAAACGGAAGTTTGTATACGTTTCCGTTTGCGGTAAGGACACTTTATGGTTCTAACAATCAAATTTCCAGAAGAGTATTCTGTAAAGACCTCATTTATTATAATGAAGAAAGTAATAATTTTTATTACCGAAGTAGTCCATATAGTCCAACAAGCGGTAATTTTATTGGGAAGTTAAACGACCCATTAACTGGTGCTTTGAATGATTATAGTTTGAAGATGCCAGCAACAATAATGAACCTTGGTCCTAAGACGGCAATTTTCAAAGAGCTCACTCTTAATCCGTCAGATGACGGATTTGTAATGGATGTTTTGACTCCCACAAGTTATGGTGATACGAGTGATTTGTTGAACTTATTTGTGATTACAAGAATGACAAATGCACCATATTTAAAATTTTTATTGCAGTATTATCCTGGTGTTGCAGGAACTAATTTGGCGATAAATAGCTTGTTCTCAAGACGACTCCTTAGACTTGATGGTGATATTACTCAGCTACTCTCAATCAATTCGGAGTTCGGTGTGATAAAATTTAGCTCACAAAGTTATCAAGACGACCCCAACGACCCAAACAACCCGATTTATATTTCTAGAAATCCAAATGGTTTTTCTGTTATGGGGGTTTTCTTTTCCTCAACCACAGAAGACTTGCAGTACAAAGACTTCTTGTCCCCAGGAAGAATTAATTTCAGACCAACACCCTCATCAAATGCTTTTCCATATTATTATGATTTGAAATCTCAAAGAGTGCCTTTTTATCGTTGGAGAAGAGATGACGTTGCTCAATTATGGTCCACCCTAAATCAAGTGTTAAATTTGGGAAATGAGGTTGGTATTTTTGGAACTCAAAGTAACGACTGGGCAACGGACAACAGTGACATTTTTAGTAAAAATTACCAAGCCCAGGATAGAACAGACCCATCACAACCTTCATACTTCTTGGGTTCAAACTCCCAGCTAAACGATATTGATGCAAGAGGATACATATTCAACGTGGATGCTAATGGTAATTACTCAACTACTGCGGGTAACTATCCCGATGTATTTGCTGTCGGTGCACCAAACCACTTCTACTTCGGACTTATCAAAGGTTCCACGGCATTGGATAGGTTTAAATCAAAATACTTAGCAGATGAATAATAGATTTGAAATAATACCTTCGAGTTTAGCGTTTAAGTCTGCCCCTATTGTAGACCAACAAATCTCAATTGATTTAAATCAAACTCAGAAGGAACTTACTCAATATGTAAGAAACAATTCTTTATCCTTAGCCCAGCTTTACCAGGATGAAAGGCAAGAATCTTCTCGGTTCAGACCAACATTCAAAGTTCAATATCTCTATGATAATACCTTGACTGGTACGACAGGATATAATCCATTCAAAAATAATTTGTACTATGTTGACCCAGTTCAATCCAAACTTAGTGGTGTTTGGAAAGGGTTTCCGCAGAATTATGAATTCGACTTTTTTAGAACAAGAATTGATGATGGACATTTTGACTACCAAGCATCTAGTGCGTACACATACAACTGGACTTACTATCTAACTTATGCAGCAGAGAATGATTATTCAAAGCCCATGGAAGCAACATATGAGGGTACAACGATTAACTGGATTTCCGGGGATGGAATACCTTTCATAATTTTTAGACAAACACAAGGAGGTGCAAATGTAATATCCTTTCAGTGTTTAATGCCGCACAATCTTACAATTGATAACTTTGTTGAATTATCATTTGCTTATGACCAACAAAGAGTTTTCGAAATCTTTTCATTTGGAGATTCTAACTACGATAGTTCAAATTATATTTTCAATATCCTTGACATCGGATATACCGGAAACACTTTCAGTGATGATACAACCGGAACCTTCAAGAGAGTTTTGGATTCGAATAACTTAATTGAAACCCGTTCAAAGTATTTCGTCAGAAAAAACCGAATAGTCTACAATGAAAAGGATATCATTGTCACTAAAACGGGATTTGAACTCAATGCATTCTCTGATGAGAAAAAACTTGAATATAGTTCAATAACACCCAATGACATTACTAGAATTTCCCAGAAGACAAGTTCGCTAACTTACAATTTTACGCTAGCAAAAGATTTGGTGTTAAGTGGGTTAACAGATAATCACAATCGACCAGTTGGTGAAGTGTTTTTATCAATAGTAAACAAAGGTTTCAGTGGATATTTCAATAAATCAAATAATGGTTTTGGATTAAAACAAGGATGGGTATTCAATATCACAAACGATAATGATTCATGGTGGTCGGAGTCAAATCAAAATTCGTACACAGATATCCCAGTTGACTCCTATACTCTAACTAATGGAACGACAGAAACGTTTTATTACAACCGAGTTTTAGAACCAGGTACTCTTATAGACGGTGATTTCTGTGAATGGAATGACTACAGCCAGTATGAACTTGTCGTCTCAAGGTATGTACAAAAAATACAATACAACCAGGAGGTATTCACAACCGAGACAACCCCAACACCTAATCCTGATGGATATTACTACTTACCTCACAATCCAATGACCTTGAGAGTGTTTTCTGATTACATTGAAACTTCGCAAGTTACTGGTGTTGAGGGAATTCCATCTTATGCTTATTATTCCGAGCAAAACCAACAATTTCGTTGGAGAGAACCTTATCTCTATGGTGAATTCGATGAATTAGACAGGGGCACAAACTTCCCATATTTAAACCGGGCACACTATCCATTTTCATTCCAAATCTTTAGATTAATTCCAGAAGGAAGTAATTATCAAGAGGTGTTGGGTGGTTTTGATATTGCTGTTCAACCAATTGTAGACGATTGTGAATAAGGTAGAAGTTAAACTCGGTATAAACAACGCAGACAAAGTTCTGCAGATACCCGTTATGCTTGACTGGGAAATTCTCAACACGGAGAATGAAATTGACAAATTAGAAGCACAAATCAATCAAGACATTGCGGGTCGTGGAATTGACTTTGAAACCACAAGGTTTTCTCACTCTGCATATACTTTTACACCCCCCACTACAAACGTAATCCTGCCAACACCAACCCTTAGGACTAACATCAACTACGAGTTTTATTTTTTCTCCGGAGGCACTTTGAATGGTTCATCTTCAACTGCTAACTGGATTACCGATTACAACGCTGAGGGTTTTTCTTACAACGAGATTTACTATTACACAAGAGCATTTACCAATAGCTTTTTCAAGTTGGACTTTTACGATTCACCATCTCAGGGAGCTCAACAAAACTACCTAACCGTTATTATCCCCACCACTCAAGGAGAACAGATGCCTGTTGTTATGCAGGGTCAGGATGTCTTAATCAACAAGCCAGTATTTTCTTTGGACTTTATTGGTGATACTGATGGCTTTTTCTTGTACTGGTTAAAATCCAGGGAGTACATCAACATAGACCAGTTTTATGTTAGTTGCAAGTTCTACAACGCCAAGACAAACGAGTTTGTTAGGATGATTAATCGTCCGCAGAGCCTGCAGAACATCAACACATTCACGGTTAACAACCTGTATAATTTCTATTACATATACAAATTTGATTACCCAAGTGAAAAATATGTTGTGTTTGATATGGCGACATTCGATAGGGTTGGAACAACAACACCCATAAAATGGTATCAATACGTAGGACCGAATGGCTGATTATAAATTTGTTGTAGGACCAGGTAACATTTCCTCAGACCTTTCGTTTGTGGATGTCAGTGGTGAAACAATTGGTGTGTATTCATCTATGACACAGGTTTTGAGTGGGGGAACAAATGGTAATTCGATTCTCACTGGGCTTAGTGTTTGTATCATGCTCACTGAATCGACAATCGACCTTGGTTACTACTCACCATTTGATGGCGCAGCAGAACAAGCTGATGTGGTTACAAACTTTATCTTTACGGCAAGCACTCAGTCACCATACGTATATTCGGTATTTAATTCCTCGGATAAAGCAGCCACGTATCTTGCATTAGCGAGTTACACGTTAAACTGGGGGGACAATACACCAGACGAAATATTCACTGGGGATTTAATTTCACATACTTACCCAACTACTCCTTCTGGCTATACTATTACCATGAGGCAAACAACACCGTTCGGTGTTAATGATGTGTCCAAGAAAATCACCGTTCCTTTTACCAACGCTGTAATCTACAATCCATTGGGTAGGGCTTTCTTTACTCCTGCTGGTGGAAGCTGGGCTAATACTCCTGTCAGTTACGATTACATATTCTCTGGAGACGCAGTAAACACTGTGGAGAGTGAAGTGTCCTCGGGTTATACTCAAGTTCCTTTTGTTGTTTCAGGGAATACCTCATCAAGAGTTACTGAATTGGCCCTTTATGGGCAAATACCTTACCAGGTTGGCGTTCCTGTTTTTGTTGGAGGACAACCTTATGGTGTGATAACGGACATGAATCCCATTTTTACGGCTTACACAATCCAAGACACCAACTACTATGATTATGTGGATGGGTCCAGTATCTATTTCCAAAATAGTAGCGGTTTTACCAGCGATATGCTTACTGCTGTGCCGATAACAAAAGATGAGCTATTGCTTAAAATTATAGACCAACCACAAATTGTAACGGATATATTTGTTGAAAGGGGTAAAAACTCTGTGTACCAACAAGTTCAAAGATTGGGTGAGGTGTCTACCCTTTCGGGATTAATAAACTATGGTTATGGTTATTATACCATAGAAAATAAGGGATAAACTATTTATTAAAATAACAAACTTCTAAGATGGCAATTGGTACATATGGAACAATAAGACCGGCGGACGTGTCACCGGAGGATGTTGAAATCATTCTAAATTATACTCCCTCGAGAGACGAGACGGAAAACTTTGTTTTAACAACACTTGATGCACCGAGTGTATTGAGACCGTATTTCAACAATGCTGCCACTGGTGGAAACGCAAACGTTGAAGTATTGGGTGGATTGTACAATCTAACGCTTCCTGCTGATGTGTTCAACCAAGTGGGCATTTACACTATGATGCTTCGTCCAGCACAAATAAGAACATCAATCACCGACTGTGGTGTGCTTTCAGCTTTGCCGAACGTAAAAGGAATTATTATTGACCTTACCAATGTACCAACTCAATTTAGAAATAAGTTTGCTCCTCAAGGTTTGATTGGATTTAGAGTTGAATATTTAAATCCTGATGGTTCTAAAATTCCAAACTTCTTTAGAATTGTAACCTCAAATTTCTATTGTGAGCCAGTGGTTGTTAACCAGGTTAACACAACGCAAAAAGCTATTAGATACCGTTATGTTGATGGTGTTACAAACCTTATGTTTTGTACCCTTTCCCCATCATCTTCACCAACGAACAAACCAAACGCAACACCATTTATCGGTCAGCCAGGTCAAAGCATTATTATGACTAATACTTATTTCAACCCAGTAACTATTGAAGTTGACATGGTTGAATACGATATCTCTTCACTTGCTATTGCCCTTTACGGAAATCAGACCAAGAGTATCGATGATGGAATTTACACTATCTACGACAGTGATAATAACATTTACAAACAATACAACCTGTTTGAAATCCGTGACCAGTTTAATGCTCTTCTATACGAGGTGCGTCAGGATAGAGGCGCTAATATAGATTTTACTAAAAACTTCACAACAATAGTTAGCTAATGGCGGTCAATAGCACGAAGTTTTTTTACCCACCTACCCCAGGAAATGGGGCTGGGACCTTTGACGATATTGTAGGTTTTCAAATCGTTGAGGGGGGTGGCTTGACTTCTGCAGTATTTGATTTTACCACCTCTGTTACCGAGAAGGTAAATAGGACATTCTCAATCGGTACATTCTCCAATCCAATTTCTTTGGAGGATTTGGATATAAATTCCTTGGAGGAAAGCAGAAGAATTCTGCAGACACAATTCAGAGTCTATCCAAATTATGATGTTTCACAAGTTCTTAACTTTTCTTTATATGGCTCTTTAGCAAAAAGATTAAGTGTTTCGGTTACTCATATTATCAATTACTTCCCAGCGGCAGTTGATGTAAGAAGGGTCATGATTGATTTCACAACAGGGCAAACAGCGACAGGAATTTCATACGACCCAATCGAAATGGAAACTACATTCACTGTTCCGGTAGCTCAAGCTTACAACCCATTCATGATTGAGTTCTCACAAAGTGCTACAACGGCAATGATGATTCGGGAAATTGAAACCTCGCAATATAGAAACTTAACAAGGAGCTATTTAAATTATGTTTTGGACTTTGAAGGTGTCACTTATCCTGTTGTAGATTTTGAACCTTCGGTTAGTCAAACCTCTGGAAGTTTGGTGTTTACTGTTTCTGGCGCGCCTTTTGGAACTTCTGTTAGCACAACAACTGAAGATTTTTTAATTAGACCAAGCAATTATATTGTCGATAAAGTTTTCCAAGAAAACTTTGATGAGGTTGAGCAGTTTTTGATGAACCGCTTGATTCAGCCAGAATACACAGCCAATTTCCAAGTTCCGCAACAAAATGCTGCTGGTCAGTTTTACACCGGTTACGTTCAAGTTACTTTTCCAAAAGACGGCGATTGGAATTTGGACATTTCATCATTTAGGTTTGATGAATATCTGGCTCAGCTTGCTGATGTTGCTGAGGACCTTGACACCTACAAGACAAATCTTATTTCAAGATTTTTGGTTACAGCTTCCATTAAGGAGTTTGATACCATGGACCAAAAGGTTGAAAAAATCCTTCAAATCTATGGTAGAAGTTTTGACCAAATCAAGCAATACATCGATGCTTTAGCCAATATGAATTCTGTGCATTATGTTCCACAGAATGATATTCCTTCTCAGTTGTTGTTTAATCTATCCCAGACACTTGGGTGGAGCAATAACTTCTCGCCAATTACCAACGAAGATTTCTTATCAAGTGTATTCAGCACAACAAGTTCTGTGGAGTACCCTGGATATGCTAGAAGCCAAACTCCAACGGAGCTCAATTATCAATTCTACAGAAATTTGATTTTGAACTCGGCTTACTTGTTTAAATCAAAAGGGACAAGGAGGTCGGTTGAATTTTTATTGAGATTGATTGGTGCGCCCGATGCTTTGATTGAATTCAACGAAAACATTTATTTGGCTGACCAGCGTATTAACATGGCTAAGTTTGACACTCAATTTGCACAACTCTCGGGTGGAACTTATGTAAATGAAATACCTGCTTTGTCTCCGGGAAATACATTCTCGATTAGAGGTCAGATTTTTACTGCTTACACAACACAGACAACTTTCGAGACGGTTAATATAAGAAGAAACG